CTCGTCTGTGCCTTCAAACTGCTCTTTGTATCAGATGCCAACTTCATGAACTTGAATGGATCGACAACCTGATCAAATATCAGTTTTACTATCTTTTCAGCAACCCTGAAGTGTTTATCTTGTATGACGGTCGGCTTGGTGCGCCTTTCAATCATATTGATAAGGCCAGCACCAGGTACCGATGCAGGATTGAACAGCATCGACTCATTAGTTGTGCCCTCATGTCGTGGGACATAAGTATTAACTATGGTGGCGCAACTGACGTCAACATCAGAGTTGATTGATTCTCTAGGCAAAGCCTCCTGATCCTCCTCATTGATAAAGCTGCCGACGGTATAACGTGCGTCTGCATGTATTATGTCACAGCCCTCGGGGGACACATTTTCATTTTCGAACCTTTCAAAAACGATGTCCTCCTGGCATATAGGATCCACCAAATCGAAGGTGGTTCCTGCATACAGCACGTCACTTGGCAAAGGCTTACCATTGACTTGACCCTTATCAACGAATGGGATTGAAGCTAGTGAAGCCTTATCCTTGCACACAAAACAAGTGGCTACCCTGGCCCTAGTGATTGCGACACCGAAGTGTCTTGGGTTCATGGCAAGAAACGCCATGTCAGGACAATCTTGACCAGGCCTGGTCAAGTGAATATATGTACGTTCAGAACGCGAACCCTGCGATTCATGAACGGTTATAGGATCAACTGCTCCGAGTGCAGTCATCATTGACTTCGTACCTTGTAGTGCATTGACTGTCAAGTCCTCCTTGCCCGTCAAGACAATCTCAGACTCTTCTACATCATAATACAAGCCAATTGGGCGCTGTGAGCCGCAATAATACACCTTGTTGAATATAGATGATCTATTATTTCTCAGGTATTGCAAGCTCACATCCCAAGGACAAAATGTCACTGGAGCAATTGCGGTGAAGAAAGGCCTATAAAGTGTTGGGTCAAATGTACTTGTGCCTTCAGCAAATACATCTCTTATCTGTTGGGCATCGCCTATCGTGATAAACCCAAGAGCATTTGGAAATCTCCTTAACAACTCAAGATGTGGCGTTTCGAATGTATAACACTCATCAACAATGACATACCTAGAACAATTCTGGTTCAATGCCATGTGTTGAGTGTACACGGACGCCCTCTTGAGAGGTTCCAATTCCCCTAGCTCTTTAATCCAACTCTTTTTAAGTTTGTTAGATGGGACAACGACAACATCCTTGTCGCTTATCCACGATCTAACACCTTTTGACTTTCCACCCATTGCCAATCCATCAATGTGTAAGAGATATGGTAGTGGTTTGTTACCAAGCCTCTTCTCAGCATTCATTATGGCCTTTGACACTGGCCCAATATCAGTCTTGCTCCTACTAGAAACCCAATCATGGATTTCAGTTGTAGTGGCAAAAGGTGCTTTGCATCTTCTAGTTTGCATCCCTAGAGACTGATATGCTGCCCTGGCAACTATCTTTTCCAAAAATTTTGCCCCGATGCTATCCGGTGAATAAACGCCTTGCGCGCCATCGGGTAAATTAGGACACTGAGTCACACTCTGTTCAGTCATGAACTCAGGGAAATTTTCGGCCATGTCATCATGAATGATGCCGAAATCCGGCTTATCATCTGACCATCTCAACCGTCTCAAAAAACGGTGCTCATCAACAACATTTTCTGTGTCTAGATCTACCGTGCTGTATTGCTTGAACGCTTCCAGAGACGAGGTAGTTTTTACGACGTTAAATTGATCGTCAACTATATCCACAGCAGGTATAGGCAATGGTGTCATGTTCGGCGCCCTTTGTGTTATGGCATACACTGAGGCTTGAGGTCTATTATCGCTTTGTTCAACGGAAGTGTTAACCTCAGACAACACATCCTTAGCGCCAATGATCAATCTATCTATGTTCTTTTGCACGTCCACAGGCAACTCATGTCTCCTCGACGATGCATGGCATAGTAGATTGTTCATTTGCGATATCCTAGCCGCACGACTATTGAACTTGGACAAGAATATCTTCAGTTCACTTAAGAACCTTGTATATGGTATTTCTTCCATTTCCTTGTCTATTTCTTTTTCAATCTCCGAGTCGCTGAGGCTGAAAGGTGACTCCTTATTCCAATCTGATTCCAACGAATCACCTTCATGAGATATCGCCTTGTGTATGACCTTCATACCTTTGGGATCTGGTGAGAAATTATTGACAAGTGACTCAACGATCTTTATCGAAGCCACTTGAAAGTCAAGTGCCTGAGCCTCGTTGACATCCTTCCAGAACTCTCCAATAGGTACATCCATACTCTCTATCCACCCACGCATGCGAAGAAGTGGTTTGTGGTCCACGCCCAAAATTCTAGCCATATGGATGGCAACATCACATATGAAACCTATCGTTTCATCAGTGACTTTGCCAGTCAGGATACAAGCTCTGACAACAATGTCAACAACTTCAAATCCATCCCTCCATATCGTCTTGCTAAAATTATTGGCATAGCGTATTGCTGAATATACACCTGGTACCTTATGAAACAGTGCACCATATTTAGCATTGAGGAAATTGAATCCTCTTTCAGCAACGAACGTTAGACCAAAACATTCCTGATAAGCCCTATCAGAAATCTCTTCCAAGGTCAGGAACCGACCATCAGCTTCACACACGCGCAACCACCTCCTAACACTACTATTGCTGCCAAAATTTGGATTCAACGAATCCGAATTTGACAACAACTTATGTGTTATAGCCGAATACAACGATCCGGCCACCTTCTTCAACGAACCTTCCGTCAATATGGAGGCCTCCCTGCTAGCTATGGACTCCTCACCATACATGACCATTGTGTCCATTATGGTTGAGTAACTAACCATCCAGAGTGCCAGCAGCTCGTAATTTGATGCGTCAATTTCCAATCTTGGCGTCAGTTGAGTACCTGACACCGAATATGTGACATTCGACTGGCGTAATTGGATCCTAGCTGCATCAACATTACGGTTCACAGTCGTCCTGAACAACTGGAGCACCCTATCAAACCCTTTCCTCTCCACCTTCAGGTGAATAACACCTTTAGTCGGGTGAGGAACCGGGATTAGATAGTAGTTCCATCTGTCAGGAACAAAACTTGTTCCTAAACCCCCATGATCGACGTTGAGTTCAATGAGCATGGATATACCAGCTCGACCTACCACAGTGCGTCTAAGTGCCGAACCACTCTCGAAACATGGTGCAAACATTTGTTTGACCTTCGAGTACTCTTGCACATAGGAACCACTATCACTAAATTTCGATATGACTTTAGTGCCTTCCCTGGTGGTTTCTTGTGCAATAAAGTCGCAATATGATTTATCGGAATGCACTGAATTCCAATCTATGGAGGTCGCCGAATACCCATTCTCAATGCCAGCCTTGTTCATCAGATATAATATATCAGAAGAAGATATATTGGGCTCTATATTGATCATCCAAAGATAATCAACCTGGTAAGCTTTGAACAAGAGACAAGCCGATGATAAATTATCAACGACTCTACTCTCGACCTTTGCTTGCTCATACACCCTACATCTTCTAGCCTTACATATATTACAGGACTTATTCAACCTGGAAGGGTCAACACCACCCTCACCACCGTTGAAGTAGTACGCACATGCATTAGGATTCATGTGCCATTCCAAAATGGACGGACTTATCATACCTACTCTGCCGTACATCGTCCTACTCTGCATCTCATCGGCCCACGCCCGCCTACATGTGCCAGCAGCGTCATGCTCCTTTACGCGTGGATTATACTGCAGTGGGATACGCAATGCTTCAACCAACTTACGGTATTGCTTAGAAGTTGGGTTGAGCGAAGTCGTTACAGTTCTACCAGAGAACGTCTCCTTCACTGCAACAACATTGTCCGCATACTCACCCTGTAGTGAATCACTGCCAAGGAGCAATCGCGATGAGGCCATGGCACTAACTGTTTTTATTTTTGTACCAAGTTGGTAACGCTCACCAGTGTGATTAGCCTGAACCACACCGATAGAATATGCTAACCTCGTATCCCTAGACTCATGACTTGGCAGATCCCTCCTAATGGTGGAGACGACCTGGTCCGCGTTGCGGCAAACTTGGTCAACGCTTCTAGTGGGTATCACGACATTTTGTTCTTGAGCCTTGTTACCGAAGTCTCTGGCGTACCTTTTACCAGCTGGCGTACTTGCGTAATTAGTCGTACCAACAAAATCACGCAATATGCGCTTCGCTGCTTCCTCCTGTGAACAATCCTTCCTAAAAGAAGATGCTCCAGCACCAGGAAGAACATGATAAGCACCGTCGACAAACTCGAAATGAAAATTTTCAAGGGAAAGACCAAACTCCTTCACAACACTGAGGAAATCACCGAATTCAGGAAACGCCATTAACCTTGTCTCAGCAGCCTTTTTCATATGATCCGGGAACACCAGCAAATAGCACATACCATATAACGCCGCATCATAACTTTCACACCCACGCTCATCCTCCACATCCGATACCAAATAAAGCAATACATAATTTAACGCCAAGGAAACGCTGATGGCAATAACAAGCCAGCCCAGCTCAAAAGGAAGCCATGTGGAAGGATACAAAAATGGCATGGTGGCAATAGTGGGTGTATATTAAATCGTG